AGCTTATATAACACCTTCTGCAGCAGAAATGTATTATGTACATTTTAAAGAAATTCCTGATGAAGGCTTAGTAAAAACGTGTAAACAACTAGATGGCTCCCATGCAGTACACTCTGATGCTGACAAACTTGTTGGTATTTACCCTTCTAAAGAAGAGCTAATTCTTGATTGGCCCGAATACACTATATAGGATTTACAATGACAACTAAAAATTACTTTGAATATAATAACGGAGAAGACGTTACTAATGGGGCTTTTCGCATTAGTGCGTCTCAATTAAGTAAATTCTTTGACCGAACAAGTGAATGGTACCATGAAAACTTGCTAGGTGCAGAAGGATTTACAGGAAACACAGCAACAAACCTAGGGACTGTAGTTCATGCAGGTATTGAAAGTTATGTGTTAGAAGGTTTTGCCAACTACGCAGCTATTGAGGAATACCTATCAAGTATTACTGATCCTGAAATTGACGTAGGTTATATACGTAATCAGTATCCTTATATGATTGAAGCTGTTATTCCTTACGTGCAAGACCATATGCCTACAGAAGTAGAAAAGTTTGTCTTTCACGAAATCCTGCCAGGTATTGGAGCAGGTGGATCTATAGACGCCTTACGTGGGGATACAATAATGGACTGGAAAACTACCAGTTCTAAAACTCCTCCAACTAGATTTTCTCGTAACTATTGGTTCCAACAAATGACCTATGCTTGGGTACTTAAACAACAAGGAATTGATATTCGATTCTTAAAACTAGTGTTTATTACTCAAAATGAAGTAGGGAGAGTAAGCGAGAAAACAGGCAAACCTTTAAAGGATTACCCATCTGAGTACTCTGTAGTAACAGAAGAAGTAACTCAAGAGAGTCTTGATCTTATCGAGTCTTGCCTTAATATTGTGGCTGAATCTGTACAAACGTTCAGAGATAAGCCAGAATTACGCCACCTTTTGGCGCAAGACGGGCGTCTAAAACCCAAAGCTAAACCTATTTTATTCACAAGGGAGTAATTTTATGTCAGTAAAACTATTAATCTCCGCCGAGGCTAACTCCGGTAAGACTACACTTACCAAAAACCTAGAGAACTCTCTGGTTATTAGTCACGATGGTAAACGTTATCCGTTTCCGGTTCCTCATGTAATGGTACCAACTTTTGACAGTGTCAATGAGTTAATCAACACAACTGTAGAAAAAATCGAAGCTTACAAAGATAAGTTTGGTTCTTACCCTGCAACTGTTGTATTTGATTCAGTATCAAAAATTTTTGACACTATCCACGCTAACTGTAATGAAAAGTACAAGGGCTTTCAGATTTACAGTGAGCTGGATAAAGAAGTTGTAACCTTTACTAGCTTTATCGAGAACTCGCTCATTGCTAGCAGCATGAACGTAATTCTTATCTCACATGCTTTGTATGACGCTGATACAGCTAAATACAATCTAGTAGGTAAGGGCTCGTTTGCTAAGCGTGGTGGCTTCTTGGCGGAAGTAGACGAAGCAATCTTTATTGAAGTTAAAAGCAATAAACGTCTTCTTCATTTCCGCTCAGCTAAACTACCAGCGCGTTCTCTGCAAGAGGATTTGCCAGATAGTCTGCCTGTAGAGGAATTTAATCTTCAGCAACATATCGACACATTGGCAGGAAACGCAAGTGCAGTCGATGAGTTTGCACTTTAACTTAAACTAACACAAGGAACAATACTATGAAACTCACAGTATCTAAAAAACAAGACGCTATCAAAGATTCAGGCGGCAATGGCAGCGGTTATATTAACCGTTCTGGTATCTATGATGTAGTTATTAACTACGTACAAGTAGCTCCTACTAAGAATGGTGCCTACCAGCTTAACTTTAATGTTAACAACAATGGTATGGATCAGACTATCTATGGTCCAATTCTTATGGGCAAAGACGGTAAAGTTAATGAAATTACTCAGAACTTGCTAAACCGTCTGTGTATTATTGCAGGTATGGATGACGGTCAAGAGATCGAAACTGAAACTGCAGAATTTCCTGTAGGTCGAGACCAGAAAATGATGGAAATGGAAATCATTCCTGAACTGTCTGAACTTCCTGTTAAAATGCGTGTACAGATGGAATACAGCCTCTGGAACAACGATATACAGGAACGCAAAGGTATTAAAGCGTTTTACCGTGAAGACGGTGCAACAGCTGCCGAAGCAGAGTCTGGTGAAAACATCGGCCGTCGTCTTGCACTTGACGAAGAGAAGTACGCCTCTAACGTCACTTACAAAGACGGTTTGACTGAAGAAGATGTAAAAGCTTGGATTCAAGCCCGTATTGACGGTAACTCATCTTCTACTTCTGCTCCAGCTAAGCCAGCTCCTAAAGCTGCTGCTGGTGCAAAACGTCCTCTCTTCGGTAAGTAAGACGGGGATAACACATGGCTGTAAAATTAGATGATATAGCACTAGCGCAGTTATGTGAGGAATTTAATTACCATGTTCCCTCAATAGTGCAAGCTGTTAGGGAACGTTATGACGACTATATTGTAAGGTCTGATAGAATTACTAAACGAGTTAACAAGTTAAGAGAACGTGGTATTTTGCCATTAGACTCTGGTAACTATGTTAGTAGTGGAGAAATTCTAAAAGGCTCTTCGACATTATACGATGAAGATGGTAATATAAAACTTCAGTGGGTAAAAACTGATGTAGAAAAAGAATCTCAAACAGAAGCTTTACGCGAACTAGTTGAGAATCTTATAGAAGAGCTGCCTAAGTTTAAGAAAAAACCTTTTGAAAAATCGTTTACTTCTAAAGACCTTATGGCAATTTACCCGCTAGGTGATCCTCACGTAGGCATGAAAGCTTATAAAGACGAAGCTGGGGATGACTGGGATCTCAAAACTGCACAAGAAGTATTCTGTGGAGTATTTGATAGACTAGTTAAAACCGCCCCTAGTTGTGATCAAGCAGTCATTGTTAATCTTGGTGACTTCTTCCATAGAGACAATGTAGCAGGCGTTACAGAGCGTCACAGGCATAATCTAGATACAGACGGTAACTACATTATGATGGTAGATACCGGTATTAAAATTATGATTCAGATGATTAATTCTGCTCTTGAGCACCATAAGTCTGTAAAAGTTATTAATATTATTGGTAACCATGACGATACTGGTGCAATGTTCTTACAAGCTGCACTTAAGCATATGTACGAACATGAACCTAGGGTAGATGTTGATTGTACTGCTTCTGTATTCCAGTACTTTCAGCACGGATCTTCATTTTTTGGTGTTCACCATGGTCATACTTGTAAGGCTGATAAGCTTCCACTAGTTATGGCTACAGATAAACCTAAAGAATGGGGTCAGTCTGAATATCGTTACTGGCTTACAGGTCACATCCATCATGATACCCGTAAAGAGTATTCAGGATGTACTGTAGAATCGTTCCGTACTCTTGCTGCTAAGGATGCGTATGCTTATTCTGGCGGATACCGTGCAGGTCAAGATAGCAAAGCTCTTGTTATCCATAAAGACTACGGTGAAGTCGAAAGGCATACGATAAATATTGCACAAATATACAAGTAGCCATTTTGTGTAATTAACTAATGCCCCTCTTAATTGAGGGGTACTTTTTAATAAAGATAATTCATGAACCTAACAAAAGAACAACAAGAGGTAGTAGACTACGCAAAGCAAGCTACAGGACAAGAACTTATCTTGATTGACTCAGTAGCTGGCAGTGGTAAGACTACACTACTAAATGCAATTGCAACAGAACTAGGGTCTGCCCCTGGTTTGTACTTAGCTTATAACAAAGCTATTGCAACTAGCTCCAGCAAAAAGTTTCCTAAACATATTGATTGCCGAACTACACATTCATTAGCCTATAAAGCTACTGTTGTACCTTTACGTTTAAATGTTGGGTTTTTTGGAGCTAAACAGATTGAAGAAAAAATTCCTTATTCTGATAAACACGCTCTAGCAGAAGATATTAAAGAATTTTGTTTGTCTAGATTTTTAACGTATGACGAATATGCTGAAGAGTATAATCGACCTAACGCTACTCTAGCAAATAAATACCTAACTCTTATGAGCACAGGTAAAATTGATTCTTCTCATGACTTTTATCTAAAACTATTTCATATAATGTTAGCTAAAGGGCAAATTGATCAGACTCCGTATAATCTAATTATGCTGGACGAAGCAGGTGATTTGAACGAAGTAACATTAGAAATATTTAAAAACCTTAATGGCCGCGTTAAAGTAGCTGTTGGCGATCCTCATCAAAACATTTACACGTTTAACCACACTATTAACTGTTTTGAAGTACTTGAAGGTCAAGGCACTACTTTTAAACTTTCTAAGTCTTTTAGGGTTCCAACTAATATTGCTGAGCCTGTTGAAAAGTTCTGTCAAAAATACCTAAATCCAGAAATGGAATTTAAAGGTATTGA